TCACCAAAACTGCCACCAAGGCTTTTGAATTGCCTTCACTGGTCGGGCACTTGGAATTTGAGCACGGGTAGGAGTGCTCGCCGGGATTTTGCGGGCAAGGACCGTAAATGGATTGCTCTCCTCGTCGTCTCTAAACTGATCGTGCTTGAAACCTGTAATGCTCTGCGCCAACTCGGTTGGCACTTCAAAAATGTAGTCGCACGGTTGTGGGTCAGCTGCTAATTGCGCTAGCAAACGATCTCGAATAGCGCCAAATTGTTCAGGGAGCTCACCCTCGGTTTCAAGATGCTCTGCCCCTAGGTCGGAGTCATGCACTACAGCCCATTTCTTCACTCCGTTGCTGAAGTAACTTGCCATTGAAACCATTGCGGCTTCCTCTGCAACGCAAGTGACTACATCGGCCAGCACCGATAGCCGTTCTAGCGAAGAGTTTGAAAGCTCATGAGGCTGAGGATCATTGAAATGCACAAGATACCAGCCAGAAGAGAGCAGAACAGCGTCTACTTCAGACTCCGGAACTGGACCGCGATCTTCTGTTTCAATGAGTGCAAGTTCGGAACGAACCGCTTCCGGAGGCTTGCCGCGCACTGCCAACCAAGAGATATGAAAGCCCACAAAGTTCTCCTATTGCATTCAACCTAAATTGGACTGAAAACTGTCGGGATAAACTGAGCAGTGCGCAACCCCACGCGCAGGGTTATTCACACCGTGTTTTCCGCTTTTTTCGCCAACATCTAATCAGGAATCTACATGCTCGCCACGAGATATCAGAATGGAAATACAAGTAGGAACGAGTCCACTCTTCTCGGCCTGATCAATGATCCCGCGTGCTCTGCCGTTACGCTGTTTTGTTCACCGGGCACGCCTACCGCTGACTTTAGCCAAACAGACGGTTCCGAAAACAATCTGCCCTTACTCGCAGCATTGGCCAAGTACTCCATTCCCGGAATCGATGATGTTTACATCGTTTTTGACGGGATGTTTCTGACGGCGGCACGCCGTCCGCGGTATTTGGAAGTCCGCCAAATATTGGACACGTCCGAGAAGTCTGGGAAGGTTTCATTCGCAACCAAACCGGTCCCGTTCACTTCTGCACTTTCGCCCGCTGAGGCCGTGCAAACATTGCTGAACGCGCAGCCTACTGTCCAACTTCTCGGATCAACTCGTGCTCAGTACTTTGCTTTGCTATGCAGTATTCCCGAAGCACAATACCCCTAACATGTTGTTAGAGGCGACCTACACAGAATGCCGCGCAGGTCGCCTCAAATCAACGTAGAGGAGCACCGCTTGAATTTGATGTGGGCAAAGTGTTGTTGGCTGAGTTCATCCGTTCGGATGAACCACCGCGAACAGCAAGCATTGCGGTGAATTCCCAACATTTCCCGACAGCTAACGCCCGAGTCCGCCCTCCGGGTAGGCCTGACCAGCGTTTGCCTACATACGAATCGGCACCCTCGACAAAAGCGACACATCAAGCGGGCGGGCGCGGCGGGGTCTCGACGGCGCGCCGCGGGGTAAGCGTGCGGGGCACTGGGCGGTTGGGGTGGGGTGTTTGGCTGGGTGTGGGGCGTGGGACAACCGGCACCCCATCTGAAGCTATCGGAGTAGGGGGCTGCGGGGTCTTTGGCGCCTAACCGGACAGGTACACTGTCTAAGTCATCGTCACACACACTAACTGTGCTGATCTTTAACGAAGGCCAACGGCCTCTACTTGAGTTCTTGAGGAACCTGACCCCTCAGGTTCTATTGGCTACAACAGCGCTGTTGCTGTGGGCCAATCTGGATTTCAGTCGATTTGATTTTTCGAACTGGCTTCCAACCCTTGCGTTTTTTCTCTGCGCGGGGCTGTTCTGTTTGGCATTTCTGGCCAACACCAATCAGTTTCTCGATGCAATTCTTGAGAATCTGGGGCTGTATGCACGCTTCGCCAGGCGTCAACGTGCCGGTGGCATGAGTCCACGGCGTGCAACATTCGCGGCTTTTGGGGTCATGTTTCGGCATCGTCCGACCCTGCTTCTGGACTTTATTGGCACCGTAGTGATCGTGAACATGGGCCTGGTCGCGATTGCCTTCGCTGCCTTTAACGCTGCGCGGTCTGCTTGGCGCTGATGAGTCTCTCGTGAGAGAGGTTGCATGCGCCACGTATCGTTGCTGGCTGCCCGACTTCAGGAAGGTGTGTCCTGTAAGAGATACGGCTTGAACGCGCATACCGTACCACCGGCCCAGGTGTTGATTGCGTGCGCCATGCGCGCCTGCAGCGGCGCGATTTCATTGCGGGCAAACACCATGGCCGCCTTTTCCACATCCCCAAAGCCTCCCACGTTGTTGGGCAGCATGCCCATCAGCTGGGGCGGCACGCGGTGGGCGGCCAGCACATCGTCGCGGCTGGCGTTCTTGATGTTCAGGAAGTCGTCCTTGGCGGCCACCTCGCTGATGGGGATCAGCTGGATGCCTTCTTTCCTGCCGTTGGGCGCGTAGTAGAAAAGGTTCTTGAAGTTGCCGCCGCCCTTGGTCTTTGTCAACTGCTCGCGCATCTTGTCCACATCGCCCTGGGACTGTGCCGCATCGGTCACGTAGAGGATGAAGCCCGCGTGGCTACCGTTGTTGTAGTAGCGGCGGCGGAACAGCGTTGCCGACTCGTTCAGCATGGCTGACTGCAGGGCGCCCAGGTAGGGCGGCAGCCCGTAGATTTCCTGGTGAATGTCCTGCTCGCGCAGCTGGAAAACATCGTGGCGCGGGAATTCGTGTGGCGCCTGAATGTCTGTGATGAAAAAGAAGCGGCCAGCCTCGATGCCCCTGCGGGTGTACTTGCCCAGCGCGTGGCGCAGTTCCAGCAGATCGCCCAGCCGGTTGCGACGGCGCTCCAGGTAGGCATTGCCCAGCACCATGTAATCCAGCGCGAAGCCGCTGAAGGCTTCGGCGCTCAGTGCCTGCGATGGGATGAAGGTGCTGGACAGAACATTGATCTTGAAGCGCAGCGCGGATTCGTGGTGCGCGCCCACGCGCAGCAGGCGTGCCAGCGCGGCCAGGCTGACAGGCGGCTCGTACCAGTCGCCACACTGCAGGCATTCGGCGTACTCCAGTAGGGCTGAGCGCCCACCGATCACCGGCTCGGGCTCGCCCAGATCGAAGCTGAATGCCTGTGCCTGCGGCGGCGCTGTGGTTGGTGCTGTCGCTGGCGTTGCTGTCTGTTGTGCCCGTGCTGGCACGCGGCTGTGTCTTTTAGTCATGGTCAGTCAGAAATTTCGAGGAAGGATTGGCCCTGTGGTGTGGCCAGGTCGGTGCCTGTCTCCAAGGGCTCGTGGCTGATAGCGTTCATCGTTGCCCAGGCCAGATCAGAGTGGCCCGTCTGCTCGCTGCGTCCTGCTGCGTAGGTCACGTTCCGCCCGCTGGCCGTCATCTCGCGTTTGATGGCCATGAAGCTGGCTGCCAGCTCCTTGTTGCCCGCGTCGAACTCAAGCCTGCCCGCATTGATGACCTGTTGCGCCTTCAGCACCAGCATCGTCTTGCTGTCCACGCTGTAGTTGATGCCGCGCACGGCGGGGTAGAACTTCTGCACCAGCTGATAGACGCCTTGCCCGATGCCGGTGGTGTCCACCGTCATGCCAGCCACGTTGTAGCGTTCGGTGATGGTCTTGATGGCCTTGGCCTGGGCTTCAAAGTCCATGCCCTTGAACTGCTCTGCGTGCAGCACGCGCAGCACGCCGCCCGGCTTCGTGGGAAGTGCAACCACCACCAGCCCGGCAGCGTCACCCGTGTGGCTCGGGTCATATCCCACCCACACCGGCAACCATCCGTAGGGCCTCTGGCTAAACGGCTTGAAGTCGCTCCACAGCTCCCAGCTGTCCACCATGCAGCCCTGCAGCATCGAAAGCGGGAACACCGAGAACGAATCATCGACAAACCCGCACATCAGCAGGTTGGCAAACTCCGCATCGGAATATTCCAGCTTGAGTTCTTCTAGGTCGAACAGGTCACAGCCGCCCGCGAGCGCATCCATGATCGTGACGATGTTGCGCCACACCCGGTCTTCACCAGTGAAGCCACCAGCCAGGCGAGCGTGGGTCAAGTCCACTTCAATCCTGGACTTCTTCTTGACCCGCAGGCCGGACCAGAACGCGTACGCCGCGTGCTGAATGCTGCTAGGCGTGCTGAAGTAGGTCTTGCGCCATTTCTTGTGCATGGCCATGCCACTGGCCACCTTGTTAAGGCGCTCAAAGTCCTGAGTCCAAAAGAACTCATCAAAGTAGAAATTGCCGTGATAGCCCTGAGCGGTGCGTGCGTTGCTGCCCAGGAAATACAGCGTGGCACCGTTGGCCAGCACGATGGGGTCGCCCTTCAACTCCACCCCCGTGACTTCATGCACGAACGCGCAGATGTACTGCTTGAAGATGTGGGCCTGGGCCTTGCTGGCAGACAGGAAAATCTGGTTGCGACCAGTCTCCAGCGCATCTATCAAAGCCTCGCGCGCAAAGTACCAGGTGGCGCCGATCTGGCGGCTTTTGAGAATGGCCCGCGTGCGTTGCTGGCTGCTTTGCCACCAGCCCAGCTGGTACTTGAACAGCGAATCAAGGAAAGCGCTTTTCAGCTGCTCCACCTGTTCCTCTGGCAGGTGGTTTTTGCCGCGTGCCTTCTTTGGCCCGGCGTTGCGCGCATCAATGGCCGGGTTCAGATCGGCTTCGCGCCCCGTGCGTTCGTACTTGCCGATGCGGGCCAGGCGTTCCAGCTGGCGGCCCAGCAGGTCAATTTCCTTGAAGTCGCCGCCCGTCTTTACGTCCTTCGCTATCAGCGTTGAAAGCCGCGCCTCCAGCGCGTACTCCACGCGCTGCGCCGCTGGTGCGTCCTGCCACTTTTCCGCCTTGCACCAGCCGTGCAAAGTGCCCCGGGGCACCCCCAGGTGCTCCGCGATGTGCGACAGCTTCCAGCCCATCCAGAACAATGCACGCGCTTCACGGCGCACACCTGCACCGCCGTCTACCGGGCTGGTTTCGCCGCCCGGCTGAACGTCTTTGAAGATGGCCTTGGCGCGGCTGGTGATGGCCTTCTGTGCAGCGCTTCCCGTGTTGTGCACGGCGCTGACCGGGCGCTTTGGCTTGGCTGTGGTGGCTGGTTTGGTGGCGGTTTCGCTTGTCATGGGCTGCCAGTGTCTGCCGCGCGCGCGCGGAACGCAGCAACGGCAATATGTGACTCGCGCAGCCACAGCGCGCACAAATTGCGGCAAGTGCAAGGCATGCAGAACATAGGCGGTAGATCAACTCACCGCACGAAAGCCGCACCATGCCAGCACCGTCCAAGTTCTACCGCGTAGCCGTCGAAGGCCCGACCATCGACGGGCGAAACATCCAGCGTGAATGGCTGAAGCAGGCCGCAGCCAACTATGACCCCGAGGTGTACGGTGCCCGCGTGTGGGTTGAGCACATGCGCAGCGCGCTTGCTGACAGCCCCTTTTCTGCGCAAGGCGACGTGATCGCGTTGAAGGCGGAAGAAATCAAGACCGGCAAGCTGGCCGGAAAGATGGCCTTGTTTGCCCAGCTGAAGCCGCTTGCAGGTCTGCTGAACCTCAACAAGAACGGCAAGAAGATGTTCACCAGCATCGAGCTGGTGCCCAATTTCGCGGAGTCGGGCGAAGCCTACGTGACGGGCTTGGCCGTGACCGACGAACCGGGCAGCCTTGGCACTGAAATGCTCAAGTTCTCCGCGAAGGGTGCAGACAACAAGCTCACCAGCGAGTTCATGGAAACGACTCTGGACATGGAGGCTGGCTCGGACACCGACCCAGACAGCGGCAGCCTCGCGGGCCAGATGGTCAAGGCATTCAGCAGCATGCTGGAAAGTTTGCGCGGCATCACCGCGCCCAGGCACACACCAGAAACCACCGAGGCTTTCGCTGCCAAAACGCTGGAAGTGCTGGGCGCGGCTGATGCCGCCATTCAACACCAGTCCAAAGAACTGGCCGCCGAAAAGGCCGCCCGCGAGAAGCTGGCGGGCGAGTTCTCTGCGCTGGCAAAGCAGTTCAACGAACTGACCGTGAAGCTCAGCGTGCAAGACGGCAGCACCACCGGGCGCCCAGAAGCCACCGGCACCGAAGGCGCCGTGCTGGCCGACTGCTGAGCCAGAACCACCACGCGCTCAACACACGACACCGCAGACCACAAACGAACCCAAGGGACAGACCATGAAGAACCAAACACGTAAGCACTTTTCCGCCTACCTCTCCCAGCTCGCAACGCTCAACGGCGTGGAGTCTGCCGCGCAAATGTTCACAGTCACGCCCACCGTGCAGCAGAAGCTGGAAAGCCGCATTCAGGAAAGTAGCGAGTTCCTGAAATCGATTGGCATCTACCCGGTGGACGAAATGCAGGGCCAGAAGATCGGCATCGGCACCGATGGCCCAGTGGCCAGCCGCACCGACACCACTGCAGGTGATCGCGTCACGCGCGACGCTGCCTCGCTGGGCGGCCAGGGCTACCAATGCGTGCAAACCAACTACGACACGCACGTGCGCTACGCCACCCTGGACATGTGGGCCAAGTTCCCCGACTTCCAGCTGCGCCTGTCGCGCGCCATCCAGCAGCAGTGTGCGCTGGACCGCATCATGACCGGCTTCAACGGCACCAGCGCGGCGGCCAATACCAACCGCGTCACGAATCCGCTGCTGCAGGATGTGAACAAGGGCTGGCTGCAATACCTGCGCGAAAACGCACCAGAGCGCGTCATGGACCACGGCGCCGCGGCGGGCAAGGTGGTAGTGGGCGCCACTGGCGACTACAAGACGCTGGACGGCCTCGTGTACGACGCCACCGAATCGCTGCTGGACGCCTGGCACGCCGAAGCGGGCGACCTCGTGGCCATCGTCGGCCGCGGCCTCATGCACGACAAGCTGTTCCCGCTTGTGGACGGCCAGACCGCCCCCACCGAAATGCTGGCCGCTGACATCGTGCGAAGCCAGCGCCGTCTGGGGGGCAAGCCGGGCATCACCGTGCCTTACATGAAGCCCAACGCCATCCTCATCACCAGCCTGAAAAACCTGTCCATCTACTACCAGGACGGCAGCCGCCGCCGTGCAGTCATCGACAACCCCAAGCGCGACCGCATCGAGACATTCGAGAGCAGCAACGATGCCTTTGTGGTGGAAGACCTGGGCAAAGCCTGCCTGATCGAAAACATCGAGCTGCAGGACTGACGCACAGCAGCTGGCCGCAAATAGCTGCTCTTAAAAAAGGGAGCCGCTATTTGCAAGCCTACCGCCACAGCACCGACAAGAAGCACGGGAAACACCAGCAATGCGACAGACACCAGCCCAGCGGCACCGCATGCACAGCCTTGCATCGCAACAGGCCGCGCAACGCGAAGCCGACAACGCCCACGGCCAGACCGTAGGCACCGCCTACGAACTGCAGCTGGCCCAACTGCACCAGCACCGCCTGCGCCTGAAAGACATGCACAGCGTGGAAAAGAAGATCGAGGCCAAGGGCGCGATGCTGCCCGAATACGACGCCTACGTGGACGGTGTTCTGCAGGCCCGGCCAGGCACGCAGGACGATGTACTGGCCACCGTGCTGGTGTGGCATATCGACGCAGGCAACTACGCCCGCGCGCTGGAGATTGCAGAGTACGCGCTGGCCAGCGGCATCAAGCCGCCAGACCAGTACAACCGCAATCTGCCCACCATCGTGCAGGACGAAGTGGCCGAAGCCATCCTGGCGGGCAAGCTGAGCGGCGCCGATGCGCTGCAGGTGGCAGCCAAGGCCATGGCGCTGACCGACCAGGCTGACACGCCCGACCAAGCCAAAAGCAAGCTGTACAAGGCCGCAGGCTGGGCGGTGCTGGGCAAGACCGGCAGCCACGATGTGGACATGGCTACCCGCACCCTCAAAGCGTGCAAGGAAGCACTGCCCCTGCTGCAGCGCGCCATGGAGCTGGACACCCGAGCCGGTGTGAAAAAAGACATTGAGCGGCTGGAGCGCCGCCTGGCCCCAAAGACCAAGTAAGCCAGGCGAAGTAACCCAGCCGCTGTAACCCGGGCGTACCCCGCACCCGTGGCGGCCCCAGGGCAGACAGGCGCACACCCGTGCACCCCTGCAATGCCCTGGGCCACCGCCACACCTCACACCATCCACCAAGCAAAGTGCACCATGTCGTTCATCGCCACAGCCAACCCGCCCGTCATTGGCGCAGAGCAGCCGGTACAAAACCACCCCTGGTTTCCGGCTGTCTCATTGCCCGACCTGCGCAAAGTCTGCCTGCTCGACGGCACGGTAACGCCCAACCGCCTGCGCCATGCGCTGCTCCATGCGCTGGACACGGTGAACGGCGAGCTGCGGGCCTTTCGCGTCCAGCACGAAGCCCAGGGGCACGCCAGCCTGGCCGCCGTGCCCTGCGAGCAGCTGGACGGCACCAGCGCCAACGTGGCGCGCTACCTGCGCGCCGTGTATGCCCACGTGCAGGCCGACATGGCCGAGGCCTACCGCGACATTGACACCACGCCCTCGGGCGACGGCAAGGCCGAGCGCGTGCGCGAGAAGATCGAAGCCAAGATCGAGGAACACCGCCGCACCATGCGCTGGGCCTTGTCTGATCTGCTGGCCATCCCCCGCACCACCGTGGAGCTGATCTGATGCCCAGCGTGATCGCCAACGACCACGAAACCGTGGACGCCCTGTGCATGCGCACCCTGGGCCAAACCGCTGGGGTTGTTGAGGCCACCCTGGCCATGAATCCCGGCCTGGCGGCCAAAGGCCCCCACCTGCCTGTTGGCACGGTGGTGGAGCTGCCCGCCATCACCGCCGCACAAAAGACCATCAAAACCATCCAGCTGTGGGACTGACCATGGACAAAGAAAGCATTGCAAAAGCCATCGCGGTGGAAAGCGCCAAGGCATCGCCACCCGTTGCCGTGGTGGCCCACCAAGTGGCCAACGGGTGGACGCTGAGCCACACCCTCACCGCCCTGACCATCCTCTACGTGGGCGCGCAGCTGGCCTACCTGCTGTGGAAGTGGCGCAACGAACGCGCCGAGCGCGCAGCCCGGGGGCTGTGATGACCACGACACGGCAAACAGTTGCGCGGGTGGCGGTGGCCTTTCTCACCATGTCGGCCACCGGCTACGCCACCTGGCAGGCGAGCGAGGGATTCACCGCAGGGCCAGTCATCCCCACCGCTGGCGACGTGCCCACCATTGGCCACGGCTCCACCCGCTACGAAGACGGCACGCCCGTCACGATGGCCGACCCGCCCATCACCCGCCAGCGGGCCGACCAGCTGGCGCGCAACCTGAACGATCAGGCCGAGCAGCGCTTTAAGGCCAGCCTGCCCGGTGTGCTGCTGTACCAGGGCGAGTTCGACCTGTACATGGACTGGGTGGGCCAGTTCGGCATAGGCAACTGGCACAAGCCGCAATCTCCCCGCACATCGCTACTGCGCGGCGACCACGTGGGCGCCTGCCAGGCTCTGCTGCATTGGCGCTACCAGGCCAAGCGCGATTGCCGCGAACCTGTCAATTGGGGGCGGAAAGGCTGCAAAGGCGTGTGGACACGCCAGCAGAAACGAAACCGCGACTGCATGGAGCTGCAACCGTGAAACACCTTCCATTGACCAGCGCCGCGCTGGTGCTCATCGCCTGCATGCCCCTGAAAGCGCAGGCCAGCGGCTTCTACCTGCCGCCCATTGCTGAGGCAATGTTGTGGCTGCTCATCAATCCCGAAGGCTGGGCGGTGCTGGGCGTGACCATCGTGCTGGTGCTCGTTTGCATCGTCGCGCTCATCCGGCGCAAGCGGGGCGGGCGGTGACCTTCGGCCAACTTAAAGCCTACGCCTGGCAGCTTGCAGCCATCGCCCTGGGCGTCCTGCTGGCGGTGCAATCCGTGCGGCTGGCCAATGCCCAGCGCGACCACGCCAGGGCGGTGGGCGTGTTCAACGCTGCCGCCGCAACTGCAGAGCGCAAGGCGCGCGAACAGTCCGAAACCTACCGAGCCAAAGAAAAGGAACTGCGCAATGCACACGACAAGATCGAGCGCGAGACACAGGCCACCCTTGCCGCTGCTACTGCTGGCGCTGATCGCGCTGTTGCTGCTGGCCAGCGGTTGCGCCGCGACCTTACCGACTACATCACCGCCCACCGTGAGCGGGCCCCAGCTGCCGCCGCTGCCAGCCAGTGCGCGCCAGACGCCCCCGCCCTTGATCTGCTTGCCGACCTGTTCCGACGCGCTGACCAGCGAGCGGGAGAGCTGGCGGCAATCGCTGACACCGCCCGTGCCCGTGGCACCGCCTGCGAGCGCGCCCACGATGCAGCCCGCGACACCTTGAACGAAGCCGCCCCCCATGCTCAAGCCCGGTAGCCTGCGCGCCCACCTCACGACGGCCGTGCCATCACTGGCCGCCAACCCGCACAACCTGATCGTGGTGGCCCGTGGTGGGCGCACACAGACCACAGGCACGGGCAGCTTGTCGTTTGAGTACGCGTACACGCTGCAGGTGATCGTGCTGGACTACGCCGGGCACGCTGACGCCATCGTGGTGCCGGTGCTTGCGTGGATTTCCCGTAACCAGCCCGAGCTGTTCGACAACCCCGAGCGCGCCAAGCAGGCGCTGCGCTTTGATGTGGAATACCTCACCGCCCAAAGCATCGACCTGGCGCTAGAGATCGACCTCACCGAGCGCGTGCTGGTGCGCCCCAGGCCCAACGCCGAGCCCGGCGCGCTGGAGCTGCACCACGTTCCCGAGCCACCGCACCCCGCGCACCTCGACAAGCCCGAGCACTGGTCCCTGTGGCTGCGGGGCGAGAAGCTGGCCGAGTGGGACCACGACCCCAGGTAAGCCATGGACGACGATCTGCAGCGGCTGGAAGATTGGGTTGCGCCCCTGCTGGCGCGGCTGAGTCCAGCCGAGCGCCGGGGCCTGGCCCGCGCCGTAGCGCGCGACCTGCGCGCCGCCAATGCCGAGACCATGCGAGCGCAGACCGCGCCCGATGGCAGCGCGTGGGAGCCCAGAAAGAACAAGCTGCGCGACGAACGCGGCCGCATCAGGCAAAAGGCCAAAGCCCAGGCTATGTTCGTGCGCCTGCGCGCTGCAAAGCACCTCAAGGCCCAGGCCACCCCATCCGAAGCCATGGTGGCGTTTGCAGGCCGGGCCGAGCGCATCGCCCGCGTGCACCAGTTCGGGCTGGAGGACCGCGTGAAGCCCGGCGGGCCGACCTACCGCTACCCCGTGCGCGAGCTGCTGGGCATCACCGACTCCCAGGTGGAGCGCGTGCGCGATCTGGTGTTGTCTCACATGGCTGGCAAAGGTCAGTAGGGCAGGGCGCAGGCAGTGTGCATAGCGCAGCCACAGCGATGGCTGCGTGCTTTTCCACGCGCGCGCGGGCACCATCAAATGCATGGATCGCCCCGTCAATCAGTCCGAATCGCCACTCGAAATCCTGCGCCGCTTAGAGAACCTTCTGCGCGCCGGAACGGTGGAGCAAGTGCGCCACGGCAAGCCCGCGCGCTGCCGCATTCGCACGGGTGACTTGCTCACCAACTGGGTGCCCTGGATGGCGGGCCGTGCCGGTAAAAAGCGCCGCCAGTGGTGGCCGCCTGAGATTGGCGAGCAGTGCCTGCTGCTGGCCCCTGGTGGCGACCTCATGAATGCCGTGGCCATGCCAGGCATCCCCAGCGACAAGGCCCCCCAGGGCAGCGAGAGCGAAACCGAGTGCCGCACCGACTGGAGCGAAACCGACCACATGAGCCATGACAGCAACGGCGGCCATCTGGTCATCGAGTGCGTGGGCTCCATCTCATTCAAAGTGGGCAACACGGTACTGACGCTCACCCCCGAGGGCGCCACGGTGGTGCCCGACCTGGTGGGTGGTGGCCACGTCAGTCTGGTGCAGCACGTCCACGGCGAAGTGCGCAGGGGCACCGACACGTCGGGGGCGCCTGTATGAACCGCAACACCGGCCGCGCCGTCACCGGGCTGGAGCACCTGCGCCAGTCCGTGGCCGACATCCTCACCACCCCCGTGGGTTCGCGCGTCATGCGCCGCGACTACGGCTCCCTGGTGCCCGAGCTGATCGACCAGCCCGACAACGAAACCACCCAGGTGCGGCTGTTCTCTGCCGTGGCCGGGGCGCTGATGCGCTGGGAACCGCGCCTGCGCCTGTCGCGCGTGGCCACTGCCCGTGATGCCGCCCAGCCCGGCGCCGTGGTGCTGACCATCGAGGGCGTGTACCTCAACGAATACAGCCGGGCCGAGCAGCTGGCGCTGTCTCTACAAATCGCGGGGCGCACAGCATGACAACGCAAGACCTGACCCAGCTGCCCGCCCCCAACGTGGTGGAGACCCTGGACTTTGAAACAATCCTGGCCAGCCACCGCGCGGACCTGATCGCGCGCTACCCTGTCGCGGCCAGTGTCATCGCGCTGGAGTCTGAACCCCTGGCCAAGCTGCTGGAGGCGCACGCCATGCGCGAGCTGGTCTACCGCCAACGGGTGAACGATGCGGCCCGAGCCTACCTGCTGGCCTACGCCACCGGCTCAGACCTCGACCACAAAGGCGCGTTCTATGGCGTGCCCCGCCTGCCTAGCGAAACCGATGAACGCTACCGCGTGCGCATTCAACTGCGCATCCGCGCGCTGGCAGGCAACGGCACCCGCGAGCATTACGAGCTGGTGGCCATGACGGCCGACCAGAACGTGTACGACGCCACCGCCGTGCAACCAGCGCCCGGCCGCGTGCAGGTACTGCTGTGGCTGCACGATCTGGCCCAGGCCGCCGCCACCCAGGCCACGGTGCTGGCAGCGCTCAATGCCGAGGATGCGCGCCCCCTGGGCGTGCCGGTGTCCGTGGCCCTGGCCCGGCCCCGCGCCATCCACATCACCGCCACCATCACCCGCGAGGCGGGCGCGCCGGTCAACCTGCTGACGCAGCTGCAGGCCGCGCTGCCCAAGGCCATGGCCACCTATGCCCGCCTGGGCCGGGGCGTGCCCCGTTCGTGGATTACCACGCAGCTGCATGTGGCTGGCGTGGCCGCCGTGCGCTACCCCAATGCCGACGCACCGGCAGAACTGACGACGCTGGCCGCCGACGAATACCCCACGCTAGGCACCCTGCAGCTGATCGATGGGGGCCTGGTGTGACCGCCACCACCCTGGCCCCGCGCCGCACCCTGCTGCCGCCCCAGTCCACAGAGCTGGAGCGCGCCCTCGACCAGACCTTCCCCCAGTGGGATGCCCTGGCCGCTGCCTTCACCGTGCCCAGCCTGGGCGAGCCCGAGCAGTTCGCGCCCTGGCTGGCCGCCGAGTACGAGCTGGCCCAGTTCGCGCCGTACTTCCCCACCACGGCCGAGCTGATCGAGCAGGGCCTGCAATGGCTGTTCACGCGCGGCACCGCCGCCAGCGTGGTGCGCGCCCTGGGCTGGGTGGGCTTTGCCGGGTCCAAGGTGGACGAAGACGGCGCCTACCTGCACATCAACCTGGGCCGCCCCGCCACCGCCGAAGAAATGGCCCGCGTGGCCCATGTGGTGCGCGCCAGCCTGCCTGCCCATGTGCACTTCTACCGGGTGTTCAACCCCCTGAACGATGTGCGCCGCATCGTGCTGGACCGTGCCCCGCCGCTTGACACCGGGATGCTGGACGGCGATTCCGGCGTGATGGGGCCGGATGGCGTGAAGCTGTCCTTCGGGGAGCGCAGCGGGGCCACCTTGCCCGCAGCGCCTGCCGGTGCGCTGCCCGCGATTTCCACGCAGCAGCGCGTGGGCCTGATCCGCTACGACGACATGCCCGTGCTTGACGCCTGGCGCCTGGATTCGCACGTCCTCATGGGCGTGTCGGGTGGCGTGATGGAGCTGTTTCGCAGCACCACCACGGCCCACACCCCAGGCGGCGGCGCCCTGGCCACGGCCGAGGCCCGCGCCAGCGTGGCCCCCTGGGTGGCGCCTGACCCCGTGGCGGCCGGGGCTGCTGCCCACATTTCCACCGCGCCCGAGCCCATCAGCCCACCGCGCCGCTGGGGCGGCCCGTGGGGTAGCCCGTGGCGCCAAGCCTTCCTACTCATTCAATCCGAGGAAACCTGAACCATGGCAGTTTTGCAGAACCAAGGCCGCACCGCGCTGGCCCGAGCCATCGCCAGCCAGTCGCTGTACCTGGCCTGGGGCCGGGGCCTGCCCGCGTGGGATGCCGCGCCCGAGCCCGAGCCCACCAACGCCACCGCGCTGGTGGACGAAATCGGCCGGCGCCTGGCTACGGCGGTGCAGTACGTGGTGCCCAACCCTGCGGGCGAGATCGAGCTGCCAGACGGTAGCCGCTATTCGCCCACCGCACAGCCCTCGAAGTGGCTGCATGTGCGCTGGACGTACGACTACGCCGACGCAGAGGGCGAGACCGTGCGCGAGCTGGGCATTTTTGTGGGGGGCACCACAGCGGCAGGCCTGCCCGCTGGCCAGCGCTACTTCACCGCCGCCCAGGTGGCCACGCCTGGCGACCTCTACACGCTGGAGCGCCTGCCCAAGTTCACCCGCAACGGCGCGGTGCGCCAGGTCCAAGAGTACGTGCTGCCCTTCTGATTGAAGCCATGAACACAACTGCCATTCGCAACCGTTTCGACAGCGCAAAGAATGTCGATTCCATCGCCTTCCGGCAAGACCGCGTGCTGCAGTCTGCCGAGCTGAACGAAGTGCAATCCCTCTTTGCCCATCGCCTGCGCGGCCTGGGCGATTCCTTGTTCAAAAACGGCGACGTGCTGCGCGGCGCCCGCATCATCGTCAACCCCACCACCGGCGAGACCGTGGCCGAGGACGGCGCCATCTGGCTGGCCGGTGCGCTGCGCGGCGTGCCCCCGGCATCCTTTGCCGTGCCTGTGGTGGGCGTGGTGCATGTGGGCGTGTACCTGCAGTCGCGCCTTGTCACCGAGCTGGAAGACCCCACGCTGCTGAACCCCGCCGCTGGCACGCCAAGCTACCAAGAACCTGGCGCCGCCCGTTACGTCATCGACCCGCTGTGGGGCACAGCTGGCGACGGCAAGGCCGGGGACTTCTACCCCGTGTGGGTGGTGGAGAACGGCTACGTGCGCGCCAAAGAAGCGCCGCCCAACATTGACGCGGTTTCTCGCGCCCTGCAGCAGTACGACATCGACAGCACCGGGGGCAGCTACGTTGTGCAAGGCCTGGAAGTGGCCATGGCCGCCGACCTGGCCAGCGGCGAGCAGGTGTACACCGTCACCGAGGGGCGCGCCCGCGTGCGTGGCGTGGGCATCGAGCTGCAGGCATCGCGCCGCCTGGTGTACGCCACCGGCCCCGACCTGCTGACAATTGACAGTGAACCCCACCTGTCCACCACCGAAGGGGCGCAGCGCATCAACATTGGCCGCCCCCCATGCAAGGGCGTGCCTCAGGTGCGCATCACGGCCCGCCGCACCGTCACGCTGGTGCATGGCGGCTATGGTGGCGCGTCTGATCCATTGCCCAGCGCCAGCGTGGTCCAGCTGGAGAAGGTCAAGCAAGGCGGCACCACCTACACCCAGGGCACCGACTTCAAGCTGACGGCGAGCCAGGTGGACTGGAGCCCGGCCGGTGCCGAGGTTGCGCCCGGCTCCAGCTATGACGTGACCTTCATCGAAATCGCCAACGTTGCGCCCACCGATGTGGACCCGCGCGGCTTCACCGTCACGGGCGCGGTGGTGGGTTCCACCACACTGGTGAGTTACGAGCAGCAGCTGCGCCGCATTGATCGCCTGTGCATGACCAGCGAGGGCGGGTTTGAATGGCTGCGCGGTACATCGAGCGCCTGGACGCCCACCGCCCCGGTGGTGCCCGACGACATGCTGCACCTGGCCAGCATCTACCAAAGCTGGGACGACACCCGCCGCGTGGTGCAAGACGCCGTGAAAACGGTCCCCATGCATGAGCTGGTGGGCGAGCGCAAGCGCGTGGACGCGGTGATGATGGACCTGGCCGAGCTGCGCCTGGCCTTGAACGCCCAGGGCATGGATTCCGGCGTCAAAAAAGGCATCTTTGCCGACCCGTTCCTGAGCGACAACCAGCGCGACGCAGGCCTGGCCCAAACGGCCGCCATCGTCAAAGGCGCCTTGCAACTGCCCCTCACGCCCACCGTGCACCAGCTGGGCAAGAACATCAGCGAGCGCCAGGCCCCCGCCCATGGCTACCGTGTGGTGCTGGCGCAGTCCATGCGCACGGGCTCCATGCTGGTCAACCCTTACCAAGCGTTTGACCCCATCCCGGCCGCCGTCACGCTCACGCCCAACGTGGACCGCTGGACCGAGACCAAGACCACCTGGGCCAGCGCCATCACCGAGCGGCTGTACACCGGCTCGGGCGCCATTCAGAACATCACGGGCGTGACCAACACCACCCGCACGCTGTCGGAAACCACCAGCGCGCTGGAATACCTGCGCCCCATCCCCGTGCGGTTTGACCTCAAGGGCTGGGGGCCGGGTGAGCCGCTGGGCGCCATCACGTTCGACGGCATCGCGGTGCCTGGCCAGGCGCTGCCAGGCGGCACCCTGCAAGGCACCCCCACGGGCGAGCTGTCGGGCACCTTCACCATCCCCGAGAACGTCACGGCGGGCACCAAAACCGTGCTGTTCACCGGCACCCTGGGCAGCACCGGCAGCCAGACCTTCATGGGCCAGGGCACGGCCGTACTGCGCACCCAGCAAAGCGTGCGCACCGAACAGTGGGTGCAATACGACCTGCCCGTGACGAATACGGGCAGCGGCGGCGCTGTGTTCGGGCCTGCCGGGGCTGGCAGCTCCACACCACAAAACAGCAGCCAGTGCAGCAAATGGCTGTACGAGGGCTACTACGACCCGCTGGCGCAAACCTTTGTACTGGACGTAGCCACGCAAACCGCTGGCATTGACCTGTGGTTCACCGCCAAGGGCGGCCCGGTGGTGGTGCAGATTCGTGAAACCAGCAACGGCGTGCCCACGTCCACCGTCGTGGTGGAGCAGCGCGTGCCGCTGGACGCCATCCAGCTGGGCCAGTTCACCCGCGTGACGTGGGTTCCGGCGATGCTGCAGGCCAAGCGGGAATACGCCGTGGTGGTGCTGTGCGACGACGCCACCACGGCGCTGGCCGTGGCCGAGCTGGGCAAGCAAGACCCTACCCAGGGCTATGTGACCAGCCAGCCCTACCAAGTGGGTGTGCTGCTGTCGTCGTCCAACGCCAGCACCTGGACCGCGCACCAAGACCGCGACCTGACGTTCCGCCTTTTGGCAGCGCAGTACACCGAAACCGAGCGGGTGATCGACCTGGGCACCGCTGATCTGGTGGACGCCACCGACCTGATGATCCTGGGCTTTGCCGAGCGGCCCTCCGCTGCTGCAAACCTCACGTTCGATCTGGAGTTCCCGCCCGCGCTCAACAGCGAGGTGGTGCGCCTCACGGATGGCCAGGTGATCTGGTTGGCCGCGCCGTTCACCGGCCAGGTCAAGGTGCGCGCCCGCATCACCGGCGACGCCACGGCCGCCGCCATCCTGGGGCCAGGCGTGCAGCTGATCGCCGCCAAGATCGAGCCCAGCGCCAACTACATCACCCGCACCGTGGCCGCCTCGGGCAACAACCGGGTGCTGGCGGTGTACGAGGGCGACATTCCCGGCGGTTCGTCCGTGCAAGTGCATGCCCAGGCCAACGCAGCGGGCGCCCCCTGGGTGCCCGTGCCCTACCTGAGCGCCAGCACCAACACCGCAGGCGTGCGCGAGATTACGCACGAGCTGACCGGCTTTGCCGCCGCCACCGGCTTGCGCGTGCGCCTCACGCTCACCGGCAGCACCACCGCGCGCCCCTACGTGGGCAACCTGCGGGTTGTCGTTTTGTAAGGGGGAGCCATGACATTGCTGGGACAACCCATTGACGAACGCACCGCCGCACTGGCGCTGCCACTGCCGCACATCGCCAACTACCAAGAAGACGACGTGCCGCGTATCCGGGCCGCGTTTGAGCTGATCGACACCGCCATGCAGCTGCTGGGGCTGGACATGGACAGCCGCGACGACGCCCTGGCCGCCCGCGCTGCGCTGCTGGAGTACGCCGCAGCCCGCCCCAGCGCCGTGGTGTATGGCTACGACGCCCAGGGGCGCGTGGCCACAGCCACCGCCACCGTGGGCGGGGTGGCCCGTGTCACCACTTACACCTACGACGCGCAGGGCCGCGTGGCCACCGTGGCCTACCCGGTGGCCGGTGGCCTGGTACGCACCGAAACATTCAACTACGACGCCCAGGGCCGCGCCAGCGGTGCCACGGCAGTGGAGAGCACCCCATGAACCTCGACCCAGTCATCCTGGCCGAACTGCAGCGCGGTGGACCACCACCGTGGGTATCTGGCCGCACCTACCTCAAGGGCTGGGAAGTGCGCAGCCTGGTCAATTTGCAGCGCTACGTGCGCAAGGTGGCAGGCGCAGGCGACACCGACCCAAGCGCCGACGCAGCCAACTGGGAGCCCTGGTCCAAGACCGTGGACACCACGCTGGCCGCCCTGGGCACCAGCGTTGCCAACGTCAAGGCGGTGGCCGATGCATTGGCGGTCACGCTGGCCAATGTCAAAGGCACCGCGGACACGATCAACGCCACGCCCAGGGGGATAAAGAGCATTCAGCGCGGGGTTACCACAGTGACTGGCGGCGCCACGTCCATCAACGTGACCATTGCAGCCGTGAACCTTGCCAAGTCTCGCCTGAGCCTGCTTTCTAGCTTCGCCTGGAATGCTGACAACGCCGTCTATTCAAAAGCCAGCCTTGCGTTTGTCAACGCCACCACGATCAAGGTGGAGGGCTTCTACTTTGTGAGCGGCATCGGGCCCTATGCGGAGTCTGTGTCCTGGGAACTGATCGAGGAATATTGAAATGCAAGCCCATTACTACGCCCAGGTGAGCGCTGCCTCTATCGTTTTTGCTGTCACGCAAGTAGCCGCAGAGATTGAGGCGCCCGACATGGTGCCCATCGAATCGTTAGATGCCTCATTGATCGGCCAACGCTGGAACCCTGCGGCTCAAGCTTTTGAGCCCGGCCCACCACCGGCAGAAACCACAGAGCGCAACGTTTCGCGCAAGGCTTTCCTGTCCCGTTTCACCGACGCCGAGGCCATCGACATTGATCTGGCATCCATCGGCGCCACACGGGAAGCCGCGACGGTGCGCCGCTACCTGTCCAAAGTGAACGCGGCCCAGCACATCGACCTGGCCGACGACGAAACCCGCACAGGCGTGCAAGCGCTGGAGGCGGCCGGGCTGCTGCAGCCTGGCCGGGCGCTGGCCATCCTCGACGCCCCCATCGAGCCCAAAGAGCTGCCCTGAGCCACCACCAACCCACCACCCATCACCCAACCACTGGAGCCATACATGTCCCTTGCCAGCTTTCACCACGGCGTGCGCGTCACCGAAATCAACGACGGCGTGCAAACCCTGCGCGTGCCTTCCACGTCCATCATCGGCCTGATCGCAACCGCCCCCGATGCCGACGAAGCAGCCTTCCCGCTGAACAAGGCGGTGCTGTTCACCAAGATCGACGCCGCCATCGGCAAGGCAGGCACCCAGGGCACGCTGGCCCGCGCACTGACCGCCATCAAAGACCAAGCCCGGCCTGTTGTTGTTGTCGTTCGCGTGAATGAAGGCATTGGCGCCGATGAACAGGCCAAAGAAGAAGACCAGTCTGCCAATGTGATCGGCACCACCGCGGGCAGCCACTACACCGGCATGCAGGCCTTGCTGGCAGCGCAGCAGCACCTGGGCGTGAAGCCGCGCATTCTGGGCGCCCCAGGCCTGGACACCGAAGCCGTCACCACGGCCCTGGTGGCGGTGGCGCAGAAGCTGCGCGCGTTCGTGTACGCAGGGGCCAAGGGTGACAACATCAGCCAGGCCGTGGCCTACCGCGACAAGTTCGGCGCCCGCGAGCTGATGCTGCTGTGGCCCAACTGGAAAGCGCTGGACGTGAACGGCGCGGGCGTGGTGGAAGTGCCCGCCGCCGCCTACGCCATGGGCCTGCGCGCGCGCATCGACACCGAGCAGGGCTGGCACAAGAGCCTGTCGAATGTGACCATCAACGGCGTGGTGGGCGCAAGCAAGGATGTGTTCTGGGACTTGCAGAGCCCAGACACTGACGCGGGCATCCTGAACGAAGCCCACGTCACCACGCTGATCCAGTCCACCGGCTACCGCTTCTGGGGCAACCGCACGGCAGAGAAGGACGGCCAGTTCTATTTTGAGACCGCCACCCGCACCGCCCAGGTGATCGCGGACACCATGGCCGAGGGCCACATGTGGGCCGCAGACAAGCCGCTGACGCCCGGCCTCATCAAAGACATCCTCGAAGGCATCAACGCCAAGTTCCGCGAGCTGAAAGCGCTGGGCCACATCCTCGACGGCAAGGCCTGGTACAGCGAAGACGTGAACGAAACCGCCACCTTGAAGATCGGCAAGCTGGTGCTGGACTACGACTACACGCCCGTGCCGCCCCTGGAGGATCTGGGATTCCGCCAGCGCATCACCGACCGCTACTTCGCTGACTTCGCCTTGCGCGTGGGCACCACCCAGTAAGCGCCACCCGCCCCACCCGTTAACTATTGGAGATCAACATGGGATTGCCCCGCAAACTGAAAAACTTTGCGCTGTTCAACAACGGCGTGGCCCACGTGGGCGAAGTGCCCGAAGTCAACCTGCCCAAGCTGTCGCGCAAGATGGAGGATTACCGATCCGGCGGCATGAGCGGCACCATCAAGCTGGACTTCGGCATGGAAGCCATGGAAATGGAATGGACCGCCGCTGGCTACATGAAGGAACTGTTCACCGCCTGGGGCACGCTGCGCCACGACGGTGTGTTGCTGCGCTTTGCGGGCGCGCTGCAGGCTGACGACTCCGAAAGCGTGGACACGCTGGAAGTGGTGGTGCGCGGCCGTCACGCTGAAATCGACCCCGGCAAGTCCAAGGCCGGGGACAACACAGAAATCAAGATCAAGAGCGCCATCAGCTACTACAAGCTGACGATGAACGGCACCACGCTGCTGGAGATCGACCCCGTGAACCTGATCGAGATGGTGGACGGCGTAGACCGATTGGCCGAAGTGCGCCAGGCCCTGGGCATCTGATCGCCCGGCAACACCAGCCATCCCACAGCGGCCCCAGCGGCCGCCCTCCCTCATTGCCTTTGAAGACCGAGACCTGAACCATGCAAACGAATCAACCCACCACCGCCATCACATCCACCGAAGCCGCTGCAGTGGCCGAAGCCGTGGCCCATCGCGACCCCAACACCGTGACGCTGGATACCCCCGTCAAGCGCGGCAACGGGTTCATCACCGAGGTGACCCTGCGCAAGCCCAACGCGGGCGAGCTGCGCGGCGTGTCCCTGGCCGAGCTGCTGCAGATGAAGGTGGACGCGCTGCAAACCGTGCTGCCCCGCATCACCAACCCCATCCTGCACAAGCAAGACATGGCCACGCTGGACCCCGCCGACCTGGTGAACATGGGGACGGTGGTGGTGGGTTTTTTGCTGACGAAGGAAACGAAGCGGGACTTTGTGACCGAGTAGAGGACGCCGTGGCCGACCTGGCCCTGGTCTTCCACTGGACGCCCGCCGATGTGGCCGAGATGACAGTCACCGAGCTGATGGAGTGGCGCGAACGTGCCCGCGAACGCTACGAGCAACGGGGCCAGGAATGAACAGCGGGGCGCCTGGTGCGCCCCGCCCTTTTGGGGGATATGCAACAATGAACCATGATCTTTACAGCCCTGTCGTACCTGCTGATCGGCGCACTGGCCATCATGGCCCTGGGCGCGCTGCTGCTGCCCGTGTACGTGTGGATGCTGGCGCGCGACAAAGCACAAGCGGCCGACCTGGCCAACGCCCGGCAGCTGCTGGGCGCAGACTTTCCCAGCTGAATAGCCGCGTAGCCATTGGCGCCCCAGTCCAAGGGGGCCGTCATGGCTGACAACCTGCGCCTGCGCGTGGTGCTGGACCTGGCCGAGCGCGTGCTGGCCCCCATGAAGCGCATCAGCTCCAGCAGCAGCGATGCCGCCCGCGCCCTCAAGGCCGCCAAAGACCGGCTCAAAGAACTGAACGCCCAGCAGGCCCAGGTGGGCGAGTTCCGCACCCTCAAAACCAACCTGCAGGAAACCGCCGCCAAGCTGACCGAGGCACAGACCAAGGTGGGCACCCTGGCCCGCGCGTTCGGCCAGGCGGGGCCACCCACCCGCGCCATGGAGCGCGCCCTGGCCAGCGCCAAGCGCGAGGCCGCCGCCCTGGGCGTGCAGCACACCCAGCAGCAAGAAAAGCTACAGCAGCTGCGCACCCGCCTGAGCGCTGCGGGCATCAGCACGCGCGAGCTGGGCACGCAATCGCAGCGGCTGCGGGGCGACATTGCCGCCACCAACGCGGCCATCACCGAACAAACGGCCAAGCTGCGCGCCAATGCCGAGCAGCAAAAGCAGCTGGCCAAGCTGCGCGACCAGCACGCCAAGAGCATGGTGCACACCGGCATGGCTGTGGCAGGCAGCGCGGCCCTTATGGCTGGAGGCAACAAGCTAGCGGGGCCACTGCGTTCGGTGGTGGGTGCATTCGTGCCCGCCGAAAACTCAGAGACCCAGCTGCGCGCGTCCATGATGACGAACACGGGCGCGGTGGGGCCTGAATACAAACAGATTCTGGACCTGGCCACGCGCTTGGGTGATCGCCTGCCAGGCACCACCGCCGACTTCATCGACATGATGACGATGTTGCGCCGCCAGGGCATGACATCGCAGGCCATCCTGGGCGGCCTGGGAGAGTCGGCCGCCTACCTGGGCATCCAGCTGCGCATGCCTGTCACGGCGGCCGCAGAGTTTGCGGCCAAGATGCAGGACGCAACCCAGACGGCAGAGCGCGACATGATGGGCCTGATGGACACCATCCAGCGCGCCTATTACCTGGGCGTGGACCCCACCAACATGCTGCAGGGCTTCAAGAACATGGGCGCCGTGATGCCCTACCTTGGAAAAAAGGGGCTGGAAGCGAGCCAACAGCTGGCGCCGCTGCTGGTCATGATGGATCAGGCAGGCATGGCTGGCGAGGCTTCAGGCAATGCCATTCGCAAGGTGGTGCAGCTGTCGCTGGATTCCGAGAAGCTGGCCAAGACCAACCGCATGCTGGCAGGCGAAGGCGTAGAGCTGAACTTTGCAACCAAGGGCGGCAAGTTCGCCGGGCTGGACAACCTGTTCGCGCAACTTGACAAACTCAAGGGCATTGACAGCGATGTGAAGCGCATCGCAGCGATGAAGAAGCTGTTCGGGGATGACTCGGAAACCCATCAGGTGTTGAACACCATGATGGAAAAGGGCATCGACGGCTACCGCGAAGTGGTGGCCAAGATGCAGGCCCAGGCCGACCTGCGCAAGCGTGTGGACGAGCAGTTAAAGACGGTAAGCGCCGCAGCAGAGGCCGCGCAGGGCAGCTTTACCAACATGCTCAAGGACATGGGCGCCACTATCGCGCCCGATCTGGTGCTGATCCTGAACAAGCTGGGCGAGCTGGCCAACGGCATCGGCGCATGGACGCGCGAGAACCAAGCGGTGGTGAAGTGGGGCCTGCGCCTGGTGGGCGTAGTATCTGTGCTGGCCGTGGGTGTGGGGGCGCTGGGCCTGTCCATTGCATCCGTGCTGGGGCCGCTGATGATTACGCGCTTTCTGATGGCCCGCCTGGCGCTGAGCATGGGCGCTGCCAGAACGGCAGCAGCTGCGGCAGGGCCTGCCCTGGGTGTTCTGGGGCGCATGGCCGCCTGGGTGGGCCGCGTGTTTGGCTTTGTGCCCGTAGTGCTGGGCTACGTGTGGCGGGCGCTGCTGGTGCTGGGGCGGGTGCTGATGCTCACCCCCTGGGGCCGCGCCTTGGGCCTGCTGGCCACTGCGGCCGTGATGATCTACCAGAACTGGGACGGCATCAAAGGCGGACTGATCGCTATCTGGGAGCAGCTGTCGGGCGCCACAGCCGCGTGGTGGAACAGCACCATCGCGGGCGCGGCGGCGCTGTGGCAAACGCTGGTGTCGCTCAAAGACCGGTTCTTTACCGCTGGCGGCGACCTGATGGACGGGCTTGTCAATGGCATCACCAGCCGGGTGCAGATGGTGCGCGATGCCATCGGCGGTGTGGCCGACGATGTGGGCGCCTGGTTCCGCGAGAAGCTGGGCATTGCCTCACCGTCCAAGGTGTTCATGCAGTACGGCGGCTGGATCAGCGAAGGCGCCGCCCTGGGCATTCAAGGCGGCCAGGGCGCGGTGCGCACTGCGGCGCTGGCCATGGCCACGGCGGCCACCAGCGCTGTGCCGATGGCGGCCGGTGCAGCAGCCCTGGGGCCAGATGGCCAGCCACCGCTGCAAGCCCAGGCCCTGCGCCTGGATACCCGCCCACCCCTCATGGCGCCAGCAATGGGGCCGCGTGCAGGCGGTGGCGGTGGGGGCAGCACCTACAACATCACGATCAACGCAGCGCCGGGCATGGACCCCAAGGAAGTGGCGCGGCTTGTTTCCGCAGAGATGGACCGCCGCGAGAACAAACAGAAGTCGCGCGTGCTGTCGTCCATGAGCGATATCGACTGAGAGGCACAACATGCAACAAATGATGGCTTTGGGGCAGTTCGTGTTCAGCCTGCCCACCCTGGCTTACAACGAATTCAAGCGCACCAGCAACTGGCGCCACCCCAGCAACTCGCGCGTGGGGGCACGCCCTGCGCGCCAGTCGCTCGGGCCTGGTGACGACACCATCACCCTGTCGGGGGTGCTGGCGCCCGAGTTCAAGGGCGACCCGCGCGCCATTGAGCAGCTGCGCGCGATGGGCGACAAGGGCAACGCCTACGCGCTGGTGTCGGGCCGGGGCGAAGTGTTCGGGGCCTGGGCCATTGAATCGGTGAACGAAACCGGCACCCTTCACATGGACAACGGTGCGCCCCGGCGCGTGGAGTTCGACCTGCAGCTGGTGCGCGTGGACGATGCCACGGCCGACGCCACAGGCGGCACGCCGGGCACGCCCGGTGTGCCTGCAACAGACGACGGCTGGGAGTGGTGGTTGTGAACACGTTCAAAGAACAGGCCTACGCAAAGCCCGACTACCAGCTGACGGTGAACGGCCGCAACATCACCCGCGCCATCAAGTCGCAGGCGCGGTTGATCTCCCTCACCCTCACCGAGTCGCGCGGGGACGAAGCCGACACACTGGACATTGAACTGGACGACAGCGACGGCGCGCTGGACATGCCCAAGAAAGGCGAAGAACTGGCCCTGCGCCTGGGCTGGGAAGGCCTGGGGCTTGTTGACAAAGGCACGTTTGAGGTGGACGAGGTGGAACACGACGGCGCGCCCGACCGCATCAGCATCCGGGCCAGGGCTGCAGAGATGCGCCGCGAGATGCGCACCCGAAGGGAAAAGAGCTGGCACGACACCACCATCGGCGCCATCGTGCAGGCCATTGCCAAGCAAAACAACCTCACCCCCCGCGTGGACCCAGACCTGGCCGCCATCAAGGTGGAACACATCGACCAAACCGGGGAAAGCGACCTGCACTTTCTGACGCGCCTGGCCAAGAAGCACGACGCCGTGGCCACGGTGAAGAAGGGGCACCTGGTGTTCTTGCCCATCAACGGCACCAAGAGCAGCAGCGGGCAAGAGCTGGGCGCCATCACCATCACCCGCGCAGCGGGCGACCGGCACCGGTACCACAGCGCAGACCGCAACGCCTACAGCGGCGTGCGCGCGTATTGGCACGACAAGAACGGGGCCGAGAAAAAGAGCGTGCTGGTCGGCACCGAGGAAAACGAGAAGCGCCTGAAAGACACCTACGGCAGCGAATCCGATGCCATGGCCGCCGCCCGTGCCGAACAAGGCCGGGTGGAGCGCGGCAAGGCCACCATGGAGCTGACGCTAGCCCTGGCCCAGCCCGAGCTGATGCCGCAAACGGGCGTGACGCTGGCCGGGTTCAAACGCGAGATTGACGCCACGCCCTGGCTGGTGGTGACGCTGACGCACAGCATGGGCGATCAAGGGTTCACCACCCGGCTGGAGCTGGAGACCAATTTGATGTCACGTCTTGACATGTAAACAAAAATGTGTACACTTCGATTTGCTGGTGATTGAAATTTACGAATCTCAAAAACCAGCAAATTTAGACTTTAGACCTATCAGTAATTAAGGAAAAACCATGGACTCAAGATTAACGCCGGCTGCGAGTGGGCAGTCTTTATCACAGGATTGGTATGAAAAATTCGGAATTTCGCCGCAAACTAGCGGCACTTGGCGCCCAATTTAAGGAGGGGAAAAAACACACCAAAATATATTTAAACGGCGCCCAAAGCATTCTTCCAAGGCACACAGATGATCTTGGCACGGGATTGGTTAAGGCAGTTTTGAAACAGCTAAAAATATAGGAGTTAATTCAATAATGTTCAAATACCCGGCAGATATTGCTCGGGATAGTTCAGGGTATATGGTCTCCTTTCCTGATGTTCCAGAAGCGATTACATCAGGAGGGACCAAGGAAGAAGCCGTTGCAATGGGGCGCGATGCGTTGACCACTGCATTGGAGTTCTATTTTGAAGATCGTCGCCGCGTCCCCTTGCCATCGTCTTTGAAACCGGGACAGACTGAGATAGAGTTACCCACAAGTGTCGCAGTCAAGGTGCTGCTACTGAATGAGATGGTCTTACAAAATATTCGCCCTGCTGAGCTTGCGCGAAAGATGAATGTACGTCCTCAAGAGGTTACGCGCATTTTGGATCTTCACCATGCCACCAAGATAGACACGGTAGCAACCGCACTTGCGGCAATGGGCCAAATGCTCGAACTTCGCTTAGAGCCTATTTGATAGCTAGAGAGCGTCGAAAACTGACGCTGTAAATCGGTTCTTTGGACCGTTTTGGGCCATGAGCGACTCATTGTGTTGTTTGATTAATGGCTTCATCAAGAAGGAATGGGGCTTATTGAGGCTTTTTGGTTGCTTGCCGCCAGCGCCATGGAGGAATTGGGTCGGCATTGCTCCACAAACCAATGTTGCCTGCTTGAGCAGTCGCCTGAATATTGAACAGTGCTGCATCGTGAGCGCTGTGGGCGTACCGCTCGTACACCCATGCCATACCAGATGACACCAAGGCGGTGGCGGCATCTGTGTTTCTGCAAGACACGTCGGCCACCACTCGGCCATATCTGTCGTTAGCGCGCGGGGTGATCGTGGCTTGCTGATCGAAGCACAAGGCAGCCAGCTTGCGTCGGCTCGCGTTGCCAAAGGGCTGGCGACTTTCGGGCGCGTCTATGGCAGCCAGCCTCACTGTGATTTGCTGGTAGTGCCCAGGCTCGCCGCATCGGGCTTTAAGGGTATCTCCGTCGGTGATGCTGACCACCAGGCAGAGCAATATGGATGCAGGCAATATTCAGTCCCCGGACCAGTTTGTTTGCTAAGCGGCTGCCTGAAGGTTTGACGCCCCACCTAGTGCAAACAAGGCGATGAGTGACGACAGGGGCAACATGCCCTGCAGCGACAGCGTGGGAAAGCTGGTCGGTGTCAGAGACGGTGACCCGCCATCTTCCAATTCCCAGTCATTTGAAATTCTGCAATGTGCCTATTTCAGAAACACCTTCTCCCGATGGAATTGGAGGTACGGCGCATGCCTTTCGGAGAACGGTGCGCATCCTGTAGCGCAGGCCTCGGCAAGTCCCAAGCGGGTCAAATCGTTGGGGTCTAGTCGCGGCGATACCAGCACCTGACCAGCTTCTGTGAAGCTGATGAACCCTTTGTCAAACAAGCGGTCCACATGAGGGGCGAGCAATAAGCCATTGGCGCCATCAAGCCGTTCAGCTGCCGTGCTGCAAGATCTCCACGGCTTGATATGGCTTGCTATGAGCAGTGCCGGTGTACGCACATGGGTCAGTCTGCACGACTGCTCCAGCCCAAACACGCGAGAGCGGAATAAGCCCTGACCGTTGCGAGCGAGGACAACCTGCTGTTTTGTGGTGGCATCCAGTCCCGGGTCTTGAAGGACTTGGGTTGCAATGGAGTCATCAATGCTTGCAAGTGCTTTGGTTGTGCTGGCTTGGAGCACTGACTGAGGGGCTTCTGCCAGTATTTGCCCGGTCAGCTTTTCGAAAAGGGCTGCACTGATTTCTGCCAAATAGGCTTTTTGGTTTCCATTGCCTGATTCCGGGTGGATCGGGGAGTATTTGGCTGGAAGCAATGGAGCCAGTTCTTCAATGATCTGCTTTGGGCTGATGGCCGCCGGCAGCTCTTCCCACGCCACAGGAAGGAGCCAACCACTGGCGCTCCAATAGTCGCCGACGGCCCCGAAGCTATCGGGCTTGGGAGCCGGGCTGGCGAAATCGGCTACGCGGCCAAGATGCCGGATGACGCCGCCTGAAAACGACAACACAGCATCACCTGGCGTGGCGATTCTCATGTTGTCGTAGAACTGGCTACGCGCGCCGCTGGCCTCACGTATGGGCGACCACAGGTAGCCGCCCCCCAGCTCTTGTTTCGACGTTTGTTTGTGATTGACCCACCAATAGCGCATGCCCTCGACTATGCCAGCAACAGGATCTGGTGGCCGGCAAAGATGCGGTGGGGGAGGGCACGCCTGGAAGTCCCAAACAAGCTTCGCAAGCGCCTGCGCTGTGTTGATGAGTTGTTAGCTCAGAGCCGTATGCGATGCTCGAGTGCCTGTTGGCCAAAGGCCACATTGCGCTGGCCAAGGTTGAGCTCTTTCCCTACAATGGCGTACTTCTGAAAAGTACTGGGAATAATTACATGGGTTTGCGCGTTGTGTCTCTCTTCTCGGGAGCAGGTGGAATGGACTTTGGCGCGCATGCGGCGGGGTTTCGTACGGTGCTTGCGCTTGATAACTTCAAGGCCTCCACAGAGACGTTCGCTAAGCATTTCGGTGAAGGCATCGTTCGGCACACGGGCATCTTTGAGTTCAATGCCTCCAAGCCGAACCCCTATCCAGCGGCGGATGTGGTCATGGGTGGGTATCCATGCCAGTCGTTCTCTATGGGTGGGTTGCGCAACCCTGACAAGGACGACCGCTCCAACCTCTTTCTGGGGTTTGCGGACGCGGTGAACAAGGTCAAGCCGAAGGTGTTCATTGCCGAGAACGTTTCGGGCCTCGCCAAGCTGCAAAACGGCGAGTGGTTCAAGAAGCAGATCGACGTTTATGAGAACCAACTGTCTGCCAAGTACCACGTGCACCACATGCTGCTCAACGCAGCGGACTATGGCGTGCCGCAGATGCGCAAGCGGGTCATCATCGTGGGCGTTCGGCACGATGTGAGCGACACTTTCGAGTTTCCCAATCAGACTCACGCAAAGCCCTCTCTCATCAAGAAGAGTGGCTTGCTGCCCTGGGCAAGCCACGGCGAGGCCATACGCCACCTGCCGCCGAACCCTGTGGGCGAGTACTACGAGCGCCCGCACGACCCTGAGGGTAACTTTGCCTGGTACTTCATGTCGCGCAACCGCCGGCACCGCTGGGATAGCCCTGCATTTACGGTGGTGGCGAATTTCCGCCACGTCACGCTGCACCCAGCTTCGCCAGTGATGGAGCTGGAGTGGAGCGATTTGGCGAACGGCTGGAAGCAGAAGTGGCGCTTCACAGACCAGTACGACCACCTGGAGTTTGCGCCGGAGTTTCCTCGCCTTGATCCGCCCCGCCGCTTGTCATGGCGCGAAGCGGCCGCTATTCAGACCTTTCCGGCGGACTTCGAGCCCGAAGGGGATTTGGCCGAAAAGTTTGAGCAAATCGGAAATGCAGTGCCTCCGTTCCTGATGGAACAGATCATGAAGAAAGTGCGGAAGCTGCTCTAACCCTCGAACATCTTCGACGACTTTGCACGCAGCGTTTCAACAGCTGGCTTTGGCAGTGTGAACAATCCGGTGCCGTGCAGCCGCGAAGCGAGCTTGGGAAAGTACTTGAATTGACTGCCAGATAGGCCGTACCACTCGTAGAGGGCCCCGCCGTCTTCGTCATATCCGACGAGAGAACGCTCGGTGCGAAATTCCCATCGCACCGGTGGCGGCAGATTGATGGGGAATGCCGAGACCATCCACTGGCGTTCGCCATCCTTCTTGCGAGGCGGCGTGTACAGCACGGAGATGAAGATCGATTCCTTCGTGATGAAAGTTCTCTTCACGTCGGCGTCTTGTTGGGTGACGTAGTTTGTCTCCGCCTGCTCGCGGTCTGCAATTTGCCGCTCCAGGATAAGCCGCCCAAAAGTTGCCGCATGCTGCGCATCGCCAAAATCTCTCTGGCTCAGCCCATGCGCAGCGCATAGCTTCCAATCTTTCGAGTTCGAGTTGGAAATCTCCAGGTGCGCACGCATAGCTTTGCCCGCGTCCAAGCTATCTGCATCCAGCTCCAACTGCTTCGACTTGATAGATGCGCCACGGACCGCAATGCCGCCGCTCTCGTTCGACTCGATGACAAAGTCATAGAACGATTTGTTCTCGGTCGTCCTGCCGTACAGCAGCTCTGCCAAGCAACGCTCGATCTGACGCGAGTCCGCACGGGAACTGCCGTCGGCCTCACGCTGCCCGCCTGAGCCATCCCGGTAAGTTGCCAAAAAGCGTCTCAGAGATAAAAGCTCCGAATCATTCGGTGCCCGAGTAAAAAATGCTCGCTCCATAAAATCGCACCCCTTTTCTAATTTTTATTGAATCACTTCAAGCGTTAATTGTCTGGATTTACGTATTGAGTGGCATCCGTTACATAAGGCATTGCCGGGAAATCCTTCAAAGAATTGAATTGTTTTGCTAGTCGCAGAATTCGAAGGCGATCAACGATAATTGCCTGACCAATATCAGATTTTTTTGCAAAATCCCCATCCGATCGACGCAAATCAAGAGGCATAAAATAGTATGTAGCCCATGGATGCATTACGGGGAGATGGCGAATGTGCTTTGCAGGATGGGCCTCGATTTGTTTGAATGTCCAATCTGATTTTGAGCATCCGCATTGGGCAAAAGAGATTGGCATGCCATCGCGTTCATCAGACATTGGATGCCATGCAATTAAATCAATACCACCATCCCCCGTGTCTCGCTCATCGAAATCTTCGACCTTGAAATTGGCTGTACATCGAAGATCATTTGCGATGGCAAGCATCTTTTCATACAACTTGCCTTGGTAGACTGCGCCAGCCCCGGCTCCAGCCCAAGTTGCTCGAACTTCAGCTCCAACGGGCTGAAGGCCTTTAAAAACTTCAAGCGAGGCCTCTTCAAACTGTCGGGCAATGCGATGCAGTATTTCTTTCGACACTAGTCGCAACGATGAGGCAATGAGAAGCCCCACATAGGCATGGTGCTCAGGCGTTGCATTGAATTTGAAACTCAAAGTATCCTGATCATCAGAGATTTCAAATGGATAAAATTCTCCAAACGCAACTCTTCTAGTGCTTGAGAAATTTATAACATCCCTCCAAAGCTGCTCATAGTCAATATTTCTTTTTGTTGATGTCAACAGCCTTCTTGCCAATCCACTTAAATCCCCTTTGCAATAACAACGATCCGGGTGCGTGAGTGCTAGTATTTCTATGTAATCGGACCAAAGAAAAATATCTTTGCCATCAGGAGGATTTTCTAGGGATGTAAACATCCTATTGGTCCTCCAATTTGTCACGAATGGAATTGCGCAACGTTTTGCCATGGTCGAAAATTTCATTCGCCAAGTCTTCGTGGGAGGAAGTCAGATGTTTAGCATCAGGCACCATGCGCCAAGCTATCTGTATTTTTGCCAATGCCTCCTGTAGCGACTTCTCTAGAGCTTCATTTGGACCATCGGTATAGAGGTATGCGGTGCTAATACTCCCGGTTTCCTCAAGCGCAGCTATCGCCTTTTCGCTGGTAACAATTGCGGCCAAGTCACTGATATTCCGCGACTCGCCGATAATCGTTCTTCCGTGTTGGTCCTTGGCGAAAAACCAGCTGAACAATTTCCCTAAATTGCCCATCTTCAGATCTGGCATCTCCACATCCTTTGGAGTGGCGAGACCAAGCCATTCGGGAATATTTTTATAACCCAATGCTGTTGTGATATACGAAAATTCAATATCCGCTGGATCTATTCGAAGGCCATGAAAATTATTGTTATCTTTGGATTTCTCATAGAGATTAAGAGCTGTAAGTAATTTTGCTACATAATCTGCCTTGCTTCCGATGTCTTTCGCAAGATTTTTGAATTGTTCTGCCTCGTCGATGTTTGGATAGAATTCATCCCGAAGTTCTTTAAGATATCTTGCCTTGGACAGCGCATCCCACTCTTGAATTCCGGTAATATGCCGATATCCAAGATATCGCAATACATCGCGCCTATTTTCGTACACAAGGCATGGGAGTTCCGTTGGTGCAGGCTCGATGGCCTCACCTTGAATAATGGCTACGGAACGCTGACGTTTTTTTGGGGGAACAATTTCTCCATTGAGCAGCTTGACTGCGGCCAGACGCCTATTCCCCTCCACGACTGTAAATGCCTCTCCCTTCTTTTTGGGTGAGATCACCAATAAAGGCTCACCTGCAAAATAGCCTTTTTGCCCAATAGAGAGCATTAGATCTTGCGCCCCCTCTTGATCAAGCATATCTTCGATGATATTTTCTACCATCGAATGCTGGGAGTTGAGTCTGTAGAATCTTGGATTCTCGGGATCAAATATCAATTCTGTCGTCTTGATATTTACAACACTTGCAGGGGCCGGAGCCTTGGATTTTGTAACCATAAATCTCTAGCGATGTATTTAGATAATATGCAATAAGAATCAAACCTGTAGGGGCATCAAAACCGTCGCCCATTCCATCCATAAACCACCCGCCCGCAAATCCGCACCTGCTGGCTACCGTCGAGCACATCGACCGTGCGCACGCTCGGGTTGTCACTGGTGATGACATGGGCGCCATCAATGCGGCGAGTCACGCGCTTGATGAATAGCTGGCCGTTGGCCTGGAGCACGTAAACCCCGTCGATGTCGGCGACCTTGCAGTCGGTGTCCACGATGGCGAAGTCGCCTGAATTGAGGGTGCCTTGCATGCTGTCGCCGTAGGCGTGGACCAGTTGCAGTGCCTCGGGCCGGGAGCGGGGCACGTTGAGCGCCAGCCAGTGGCGCGAGACTGGTATTTCACCCATCAGCACGTCCTCTGTGATGAGGTCATTGCCTTTGCCCATGCTGCCTGTGGCGCTGAACAGGGGGATGCGGATAGTGTCTGCGCCTCCTGCTGGGGCGGGTGCTGGCCCTGTCAGAGGGCTGGCAGTGCGGCGGCCGGTGATGATGAAGTTCACATCAAGGCCCAACTCCTCCACGTCCGCGAAGAACTCTGCCGTTGGGGTGGTACGTCCTGCTTCCCAGTTGCTGACCGTGCGCGCTGACCAATCACCCAACCGGAAATAATCTTCCTGCTTCAGGCCGAGGCGCTCGCGCTCTATCCTCAGGCGCTGCCCTATGCCTGTGCGAATCGCATCGTTGGAAATTTTTTTCTGTGTCATGCAGCAATTCGGCTTGCAACCGGAAAATATTTACCGTAAGATTCGGCGCACTAACAGGTAACGCCATCTTCCAAGATGGTACACGCGCCCCTCGGGGCGGGGAGCTATGGCAATGGCTATTCATCGTGAAGTGCGGCGGGCCGCCCGCAGGGTGCAAAGCGGCAAGGCCTTGATGGAGCTGCGCAAGCTGGACGTGGCCACACGCCTGCACCAGATTGCAGGCGCTGGGCCTTGCGCTGCCAGCGGCCAGCGCTATTGGCTGGCGCAGAACGTGGGCCGCAGTGGCGCGCCGCTGTGGGTGCATTTGAGTGTGGTGGCCGAGCAGCCGGGCCAGCTGGTGTTTTGCGGCAACCGCAAGCCGCTGGAGTTCTCGGAGCGCGAGGCCCTGGAGCTGGCGCCGCAGCTGGGGGCGTTTTTGGGCGAGGTGGAGTTTCAGCCCGTGGCGGGAGGGCTGCAGCATGGCTGACCCATACCGCTGGGGCGGCATGACCCCGCCAGCCGTTGCCCTGCTGAAAAAACGGCGGGTGCAGCAAGGCAACCGCATGCGCCACCAAGCCGCCAGCCGGGGCGATGCGCAAACTGGGTTGCAAAGCCCTTGCGCGGGCTGCGCGCAGGTGGTGGCGAAGGCTGTGTGTGCGGAGCAGGGGCGCCAGGAGCGCGCGCACCTTGCCATCAGCGCCCGGATTGGTGACGTTTGACTGAAACAGAAAGTTAACAAATGGCATACGACAACAAGGAACAGCGCCGCGTTTACCGGCACACCGTGCGCTTCAAAAAGGCTGACGATGTTTTGTTGGCCGTGCTGGCGGATCGCCTGGGCGTGCAGAAGGCGACGCTGATCCAGAACATGGCGTTGCTGGCCGCTGAAAAGGAGCTGCAGAAGCTGGGTCTGGGCGGCATGGCGCAGCAGGCCACGCAGGGCGCCTTGGGCGCGGCGGCGCGCTGCTGACGCCATGGAGGGCGTGCATGCAGACCACAGAAATCCAGGTGGAGGTCTCCGCCGAAATGGAGCACCACCTGGAGTGGCTGCGGCAGGCCTACAGGCTGCCCAGCACCACGGCGGTGCTTGAGCTGCTAATCAGCGCGCAGATAGACCGCAGTGTTTATGAGATGACGGGTATCAAGCCGGGCCCAAAGCTGGCGATCGACAACACCAAAGGATGACGAAGATGCAGACCGCAAAGCAACCCGCACACAGCTTTAAGGCCCTGGTGGCTGCCAACCGTGCGGCGGGCCGTCTGGCCGAGCCCGTAGCGCCTGTGCCCCGCAAGAAGATGGAGCAGACGGGCATGCGCCTGTGGCCCGAGGAGCTGACGCTGGCCCGTGAGCTGGCCGCCAAAGAGGACCGCAGCGCGGCCAGCTTTATGCGTCGCATTTACCTGCGCGGGCTGGAGGGCTACATGGCCGAGCAGGGTGCCGGGCGTGGCACCGATATGGCAGCGCAGTGAGGGGCTGCAAATAGCTGCTCAAAAGCTGCTCAAAAGCGACTCGATAGCCGCAACCAGATGACCACAGGGGAACGCATGTTGCACACCAATGCAGAGCACGATGCGCTGCTGGCGGCCAAGCCTGCGCGCCAGCAAAGGCTGCACCAGGGCATGAAGGTGCGCTATGAGGGCACGCGCATGGAGTGCCCGCACTGCGGCGCCCAGTGCGTGATACGGCATGGCAGCAAGGTGAGCATGACGATGCGCAAGCTGGTGTACAGCTGCACCAATGCGGAGTGCGGGGCGAACTACGAAGCCATGACGGAGTTCACCAAGATGCTGAGCGTGCCTGCGCGGCCGAACCCGAAGGTGAGTATTCCGCTGTCGCAGCATGTGCGGCGGGAGATGCTGCGTGTGCTGCTGGACAACTCGCTAGAGGCGGCGCACGTGCCTATCACCCCCATCGAGCCCACCACGGGCGACCTGTTTGCCGGGGACACCAACACGTCGTAGCTGGCGCCCTGAGCCGCTGATTAGCAGCGGCACCCATCACCCACCAATCCCTGATTTTTTGCAAGGCGGTAACGCCGGGCGGGGATTTCTTTTGCCCAAAAAACCTGAGAGGACGGTATGAGCCTGTACGCCATGACCTATCGCGCGGCCAATGGGCAGCGCATTACGCAGCACCTGTTGGCCGCTGACAGGCAGGCCGCCACGCGGCTGGCGTTTGACCTTGCGGAGCGTTTGACGGGTGGCCGCTGCGGCTTTGGTATTGCGCCCTTCACGGCACCCACTAAGTCGGCACCCCGTAAGGCGGCCACGCCTTGTGCGGGTGCGTTGGCGCTGAATGTGGCTGGGTGAGCATGTCGGACGTTTCGCCCTCTGGCCCTGTGCTGTCGCCCGTTGGGCAGGCGAACTACCAGCGCCTGTTTGGTGTGGGCAATGGTTCGCTGCGCGACGAGTTTGTGACGATTGCAAGCCAGAAGCGGTGGTCTGATGCCGAGTCGCGCGAGTGGGCGCGCATGCCTGAGGCGCACCGCATGGCGCTGATGCTGCTGGCTGGGGTGGATGGCGACCTTGGCGCGCTGGCGCAGCGCAGCTGGCGCGAGCTGCCCGAGCCTGAGCGGTTGGCATTGAAGGCTGAGGCCCGGTTTGCGCGCCAGGAGTTTGCGCAGCTGCACGCACTGACGGGGCGGTGGTGATGGCCAAGCGCAATCAGTTCCAAGACTGGGGTCTGGTGGAGCGCTGGCAGGCCAACACGCTGGCGGCCAGGCTGGTGGCCACCTTGCCCAGCCAGTGGGCTGAGGGTGTGGCCGAGCTGCGCCGACCAACACAGGACACCCCCGTGTGGATGCGCAACAGTGCGTGGCTGGAGCGGCTGCTGGCGTTTAAAGACCAGCATGGCGATGCGCTGCACTGGAGCATGAGCGACGCCGATATTTGCGAGCGTGCGCAAGCGGTGGCCGAGGGCATTGCACGCCTGATGGACCTGTGGCACGAACCGGCCACTGCGGCCGAGCCTGTGCTGCTGACCGAGCAGCGCAAGAAGACACTGACCGAGGCAGAGCACGCGGCCCTGGTGGCTGACCTGCGGCACAAGCCGCTGACGGAGGCGGAGCAGGTGGCGCTGGTGCGTGCATCTTGCAGGCTGCTGGATGTGGACCCGCCCGAGGCGGACACGCCCAAGGGGGTGATTGGCAAGGGGCAGGATGTGGCGTTTTGGCGCAAGCGCCTGCGCCAGAAGGTGGCGCGTGTGCGTGAGCTGGGCGCCATCAAGCTGGGCGTGGTGAACCACCAGCGCGGCGGTTACTGCAGCAACGCCGCGGTGGAGAACCGCCAGCAGCAGCTGGAGCGGGCTGCGGCCATGATGGACAACACCCTGGTGCGCAATGAGGCGGGGCAGGTGTACCGCCTGGGCGAGCTGGCAAGGCTGGGGGTGTCTGACCGCGATGTGCGCCGGGGCGAGCTGATGGTGCGCATTCGCGGTTGTGAGGAGTACGCAGACGCGGCGGGCCATGTGGGCCTGTTCTTTACGCTGACGCTGCCAAGCCGCTTCCACGCCATGCTGGCGCCGCCCAAGGGCACGCGCCTGCCGTCGCGCAAGAACCCACGGTATGACGGATCGAGCCCGCGCGAGGGGCAGGCCTGGCTGTGCAGGCGCTGGGCCGATGCGCGTGCCGCGCTGGACAAGGCGGGCATCCGCCTATATGGCTTTCGGGTGGCGGAGCCGCACCACGATGGGTGCCCGCACTGGCATTCGCTGTTCTGGTTTCAGTCGCGCGAAGAGGCGCAGTTGGCTGTGGGCATCATCAAGCAGCATTGGCTCAAGCCTGAGGACGATGAGTTCCCTGAGGTGAAGTGCAAGCAGACCCGTGCGCGCCTGCAGACGCGCCAGCCAGGGGCCCGCAAGAACCGGGTGAATGTGAAGTGGCTGGAGGCTGGTGGGGCTGCGGCCTATATCGCCAAGTATGTGGCGAAGAACGTGGGCGGGTCGTACCAGATCAACCATCTGGACGGCGAGGCCGATGGCCATGCGCAGGGCCAGCTGTTTGATGTGGATGCGGGCGAGGTGCCGGGTTATGTGCGGGTGGATGCCTGGGCCGCGACCTGGGGCATTCGCCAGTTTCAGCCCATTGGGCAGCCTAGCGTGGTGGCGTGGCGCGAGATGCGCCGGGTGAGCCACGATCAGGTGGAGCAGGCCCGCATAGAGGGCGACACCATCGCGTGGCGCATTTATGGCGCTGTGCACAAGGTCGGCAACATCAAGGCCGACTGGCGCCGGTTTATGGAGCTGATGGGCGGGCCCTGCCGCAAGCGCGGCGAGTGGGCCATGTCTGTGGCGCACCGCCAGACCGAGACCACCAACCGCTATGGCGAGACGGTGGAAAAGAAGGTGGCCGTGGGCCTGGAGCTGAGGTCTGGCCGGTGGCTGGTTTCGCGCCGACAGGCGTGGAACCGGGTGGCCGATGGCCGCCAGGAGCCCGGTGCCCGCGCCGCGAAGGCGGCGCCTTGGACTTGTTTCAATAACTGTAGAGCCCGCCTTACTGGCGAGCTGCGCAGAGCCTTTTTAGGCCGAGGCGACCACGAAAAAGAGGACTGGTGCACACCCGAGGTGGTGGCCCATTTCCGCGCGATGCGCTCCCAACGATCTGCGGAGGCATTGCGGTGCTGAAAAAACAAGCACCCCAACACACAACCGCCCCCGAGGCGCGCAGCCGCATGGCCGAAACAGGCCGCAACCACGCGCTGCTGCAGGCCCTGGCGCTGCTGGCCTGCCTGCTGGCCACCGTTTTCACCGTGCGCGTGACACGCGCCGACCTTTGCCCACCGGACCACCACCCAACGAAAGGAGTGCAACCCATGAACGCCAAGCGAACCGAGCCGCGCGTGCATTGCTACCAGCGCCCGCTGCATGGCGGCTATGTGCCCCACGCAGCAACCACGCCCGAGCACCTGCGCGCAGTTTTTGAAGCCGAGCGCCAGCGCCTGGCCGATGCCGCCAAGCCACGCCGCAAGCGCCGCACCCCGGCTGCGCCTGCCGTGAACCCCAGGCAGGCGCAGCTGCAGCTGGTGGCCTGACGCAGTGCCAACACGAACACCACCACAAACACCATCACCAAAAGGAGAAACGAGAACATGCAACCCATTTACAACGTGCAGCCCATGCACAGCTACCGCGCCACGCTGTACCCCCCAGGCGCCCATCTGTCTGATGTGGAGGATCTGGCCGACGCGAAGCTGCTGCCCACCATCCGGCTGAAAGCCGCGACCGCGGAGCAGGCCGAGGCCAATGCCCACATCACCACGGGCAAGAACGTGTTGCGCGTGGAGCGCGTGGAAGAGAGCAGGGGGGCTGAGCGATGAGCACGAAAAAGAACGCTGCGGCGCTGGCCCAGCCTGTTGCGCCATCGCGCTGGGCGCAGATCAGGGAAGCGGAGCGGGTGGGCTACGGCACTGCCCAGCCCGTGCGCATGAGCTGGCAGACCGGGGGCACTTACCTGTGCCCCGAGCTGCGCCACCGCAGCAGCACCAACCAGCCGCCCAGCATCGTGCTGGGCAAGCGTGTGGACCGATGAGGGGCGGGGCAATGCGAATCTATGTTGCGGGCCCCATGACGGGCTACCCCGAGCTGAACTTTCCGGCGTTCCACGCCGCAGCCGCAGCGCTGCGCGCGCAAGGCCACCACGTGGAGAACCCGGCAGAAATCAATGCCGACCCCAAGGCGCAGTGGCTGGACTGCATGCGCATGGACATTGCGCGGCTGGTGACGTGCGATGCCGTGTACCTGCTGCCGGGCTGGGAGAAGTCGCGCGGGGCCAAGGTGGAGCACGGGCTGGCGCTGGGCCTGGGCTTTCAGATCATCCACGCACAGGAGGGCTGA